TCGCGTCACCAGCAGATAACACCTGGAAGAAAACGCCACCGGTATTTGTCAGCGTTGCGTTGGCGTTTGCACCAGCATCAAACGTGATGTGTGTGCTGTCAGGAACGGTCAGCACATCAAACCATTTGCCGTTCAGAACCAGACCAGCCAACGGCTCAAGCACATCCAACATGAAGACTTGGTGGCCGCGCCCTGCCAGCAGACCGTGCGGCGCGCCATAGCCAAGCGTGACAATCGGTGAATTCAGGGTGGTGTTGATTGAATTGGTCTGCAGCGACTTCAGCCCAACCACCGTGCCCCAGGTGGACGTAAAGTCTGGGATACTGATGTATTGCAGCGCCTTGTTCTTAAATAGCAGCCACGTGGCATTGCCATAGCGCCGATAATTGCCAAGCAATGTTGTCGGCGCTGTCGGGTTATCCAACACCGGGAAGTCATTGTAAGCCTGCCGTGAATGCCCGATGGTCACCAGCCGAATTGGTGCAGTCAGCGGTGCCAATCCGCTTCCGGTCTGGCCTGCCCCGCTTGCCGCGCCAACACCTGCTGCGCTGCCGGTAGCCACGCCGCTTGGCAGTGACGCCACGCCCGCTGCGCTGCCAGCGCCCACCGCGCTGCCTGTGCCAGTATTCCCACCGATTGGCAAAGACGCGCCAGCCCCGTCACCCCTGCCAATCGCGTCAGCGTTGCCAACGCTTTCAGCCAGCAATGGGTTAACTTCAAGCACATCAGCGCGCCGCGCGGACAGCACCCTGAAGCAATCGCGCCGGTTAATTTCGTCAACCGCCATGATGTCATAGAGGTTGCCAGTGACGGCATTCGCTACAACGCTGGCAGGGAAAACAATGCGGTCCAGCGGGTTGATGTCACTGATGGCGTCTGCAAAGCGGATGATAAATTCAACTTGCTGACGGGCAACGTATTGGTCCGCGTTAAACCTTTCATCGCCGCCCAGCGGATTGTAAGAACATGGCCTGATTGAAAGGGTGGTCCACGTTTCAATTGGTTCACCTGATGGTGACTGTGTGACTGTTACACGCTGAACTGCACAGCGCCTGTCCAGCCAGCCAGCCTTGACCCTAGGGCCAGCCTTCAGCATCGCAACAGTTTCCACAGCGTGCCATCAACCAATTCGCGCTCATTGAATTGGCAATAGGCTAGCGAGTTCAGCCAGGCCTGGCGTTCGGGATAAATCGGGTTTTCAATATCGGTGAAATCCGTTTTACCAACCAACGCTGCTGCGCTGATTGGTTCAACAAAGACCGGGCAGCCCATAACAACGGCTTCCACCGCAGCAATGCTGCCGTGCGTGACCATACAATGCGCGTCTTTCACCTGGTCCCATAAAGGCACTTTCGTTTCCTTCTCGCGCACAATGATTGGCCGGTCTGTGTGTTGCTTCAGCAGCGTCAGCGTGCGGTCCACCCAGGTCAGGTCAGAAAATAAATGCCAGTAGTCTGGCAGGGTGTTGATGACCAGAATATGCCGCCCGCCCTTGCGCCACGGCTTCACTTCGTTCTGCAGCCTCAAAAATTCCCAGCGGTCTTGCGGCACGTCATAAATTTCGCGCATCTGTGGCGTATTGATGTGCCAGCGGTAGTAACCACCCTGAATGCCCATTTCACTGCCCTTCGGCAGCCAGGTAGCAAACACGCGGCGCAAATAACCACGGTCCCAATAAATCCAGGTTTTGCCGCTCGCCTGCCAGCGCTCAATCCATGGCCGTAGAAATGGCGTGCATCCGACTATCGGCACAATGTCTGGCGGCAGATCGTCTAGCCGTCGCGGATCATCGCGCACCACCCGCCCGACTTTTGCGCCGATGTCTTCAAACAGCTTCAGTTTAAATTTCTTCAGACCGGGTGGAATGAACAGCGCCACCCTTTTCCCGTCAATCATTGCGACACACGCCAGTGCTTCACCACCCAGGGAAAGTCTGAAAACATTTCCGGTTTTCGCCAACCGATGAACGCGACAATGCGTGCGTCACTCGGCAACCCTCTGCCTATCGCCGTGGGCCAACCCGGCTTTTGAAAACCATAAATCCCGCTTTCGCCACCAGCGCGCCAGGTGTCTGCATTCGGCAGCTTGTGCCATATCCAGCCTTGGTCATCTGGGAATTCATGGAATGGAATTTGCTTTGCCTTATCTAGCGAAAAGTCTGACCACACTTCAGGATGTGCGCCTGCCCGCAACATCATCACGCTGCAGTTAAACGGGTTTGGATTGACCGCATTCACTCCGCGCAAAATTAAAAAATCTTTGTTGGCTTCAAACAGCCGGTCCATCCGCGCCACCGGCACAACATCCAGGTCCAGGGACACTATGCGATCATCAAAACCATTGGCCCGCTGCCATGCCGGATCAAACATGCGAAGGCGGCAGAAACATCCGCGCCCAATTAAATCCGCATCAGGGATTGGTTTGCGTTCAACCCAATCTGGCAGCGCTAATTCCTGGTCAGTAAAAGCCACAAAGCGAAACCCAGCAGGATAATTACGCACAACACCTTGTGCCAATTTCGCGATGTCTTCGGCACTATACTTTGTCCCCCACAACCAGGTGATGAACGCTACAGCCACAACACCCCAATGCCGTTGTCTTGCTTATCGTGTTTTATTTCCGTGTAGCGGCGACCATTTTTAATTTCATTCCAGACACGCGGCACTTCAATTGGCTTTTTCCCTGGCGGCATCCCCTGTGCCCGAAAAAAGCTGATGTCATGAAATGCAATCAGCTTGGCCACCTGGCTATAGTTGGCAAAGTCAGCGCGCACAAAAGGTTCAGTGTGGTTTGCGTCAATGAACGCCGCATCAAAAGGCCCCAGCGAATAGACCTGCTCAATTATCTGGCCGTCCGTGCTGTCGCCTAAAATCAAGTGCGCGTCGTAACCGCGCTTTTCAAGCGCTGCCACGCATTCTTCCAGATGCTGCTGGCTTTCTTTGAAAGACTTATCACCGTGCGGCAGGTCAACTGACACAACTCGCGCACCTTTTGGCAGACTATTGGCAATCCGCCAGAGTGACCCACCGAATTTTGAACCGATTTCCAGATACGACCTGCAATGCTCTTTAGCCAGGATACCCATGAATGCATGCAGTTCACTTTCACGCTGCAGAATGGCGGTTTCGCATTTCATTTTCTAATTGCCTCATGGCCGCATCTTTCACCTGGTCAACACTGATGTTTGCCATGGCCTGCTGGCAGTGTTTGCACGGCTCAATATGTCCACACGCATCAGTGCCGCCCGTCAGATTAGTGTGCAAGTCGTAACCGGTGACCTGGGGCGGAATGAAACCACCAAATAGCACTACGGCTTTCACACCAACCGCAGCAGCCGCATGATGCATGCCGCCTTCAGGCCCAATATAAAGACACGCTTTTGACAGCGCCGCGATGACGTGGCGAAACTTGTGCAGTTCAATAATGTCCGCGCCTTCAATCAGCCGCCGCGAATTTTTGTGCCTGAATTGCACCAGGCGGTGCCCCTGCAATAGCAACCGCCTGGCTAGTTCACGGTATTTGCTTTCGCCCCAATCTTTGTTAGGTGCCACGGTTTTTTGCCACGGCACATTTGGTTCAATCGCAATGAAGCCGGGCGAAAATGTTGCAGCTATTGCCTGTTCAATTTCATCAAAAAAGAATTCACCGGGCACTGGCTTGAAATCATAATTCCAAACCCACTTGCCATTCACCAGGCGATTGTATTTGCGCGCGCCCTTGTAGTGCGCAATCCATTCCAGGTTTGACTGACCCTCATCACCAGGGCGCGCCACGTTCGGGTTGTTCGCATAAATTTCTGGTGCCCAGGACGACCAAAGAATTTTTTTGCCGTCACCAAATGCTATTTTTTTACCGCGCACATGCGCGCCACGCGCCAGACCGGACCCAATAATTTCGTCACCGTAGCCCATCAGGCAGCCCGCGCACCCCCGCGCACAGCGTCGTATGATCCGAAAGGTTGTGCAGGCGCATATTTGTCTGGTGTGTAGCCAGCCTGAACGGCGCTGGAAAAAACGTTATCAATCAGCGGGGCAACATCTTTGCGCGCGTGCGGCAACCCAACCGGCTTGCCAGAATGTTCTGACCAATGCCGCTTGCCCTGCATATGCAATCGCGGCAGCGCCCATTTAAAATGCGGCTGCGTTTCAACGCGGGTGAAATGGATCACCTTAATTTCAGGGTCCATCAGTGTCGGATAGCTTTCGCCGTCCAGGCAATTCCAGTTTCCATCAAACCTGGCTGACACGCTGCCGACCGCGCGGCGCACATTCCTATACATGCCTTCGGTGCGGCGCAGCGCATCAAATGGCGGCAGCACCCGTTTCATGCGCTCGCAATCAAACAGCATGACGCAGGTGTGCGTTTCGTCTTTGGCCAGCAGCGCCTTGCCGTCTGGAATTGTTTGCACCCACAATTGCGCAATGTCAGCGCGCGCAATCATGTCAACGTCCATATAGATGGCCTTGCCCTGGTAGCCGCAGACGTGCGGGATGCCCCAGCGAAAGGCGGAAAAAGGTGTAGCCCAGCCGCGCGTGTTCCAGCCCTGCCCTTTCTTCGGGTCGCTGTACCACGGCGATGCTGCATCGTGGCTTAGCATCATCCAGTTAATTTCAACCGGCTGGCTTGCGTAGCGCCGCAAAGAATATTCCAGCATCGCTTGTGCCTCAGCGTCTTCGCCATTGGCGCTGCAGCCAACAAACACACGCACGGTCATAGACCCCACCTTTCCAGCATCTGTTCAATTGTCATTTTTGGGAAAGCTGTCAGCGCGCTGACCGCGCTGCAGTTCACAACATCAATACGGCGCGCCGTAAGCTGCGGCGCTTTTTCGTCCAGCGTCTTGCGCCATTCTGCCAACCGTGCCGCGTCTGGGTTGCGCAATGGTGATGGATGGTCGCCGTGCCAGTGCGCGCCGTGATCGCGCTGCATATCGAAGCCAACTAAGCCAATGCCGGTTGCGCCAAACTGCGCCGCCAGGTTCATCATTTGAAAGCCTGAGTGACCGCCAGAACCAACCACGCCAGGTTTTTCAAATAGAAAATCGTTCACCCAAATATTGTGCCGTTGCGGAATTTTGATTGTGCTGACGCCTGGGATGCTGCGCCGTGGGTCTTCCAGCATCAGCCTGGTGCCGGAAAACTTCACATCCTTTCCGCGCACCACCCACCAATCACTTTCGCAGGCATAAAGAATGTCTGCCCAGGGGCACAGTCGGTGGCTGTCATTGATCGCAATGACGTGGATGCGGTCTTTTAGTTTTTCCACGCCAGCCGTTTTGGCTGATGGCCCGCTGGCGACAATCGCGACACATTCGCCGCGCCAATCCTGCCACCAATCAGGCAGCGCGTGGACGTTTGCCGGTTGCTGTGCCAGTGCGCGTGTCGGTTTGTACCGGGTAAGCATTGCCGGTTGTCGTCTTGCGCGGAATGTCGGTGCCTAGGCGGATGGCCAAAATATTTCCGACGCCATCGGCGGCACCTGTGCCTGTCACCGAAGTGACTGCGCGCCCGACGCCAAGTGCATCGCCAACGCCAGGCGCGGTGCCATCACCTCTTGCAGCGCCGCCGCTCAGCGCGATGGCGTCCACATTGCCAACGCCAGGTGCCGCGCCAGCACCTTTGGGAATGGCGCGGCCAACGCCGTTGCCCGAACCAACACCGCTGGCGCTTCCTATGTATTGAAACGAAACGCCAGCAGCATCACCGACGCCATCGGCACTGCCGGTGCCAAGCGAACCACCAATGAAGGAAACCGCATCAACAGCGCCAACGCCTGGAAGGCTGGCGGTGCCTTTGGCTATTGCACGGCCTGCCCCGCTCGCCCCACCGACGCCCGCAGCCTGCCCCGAATTCGGTGGAATACCATCAGCGGCACCAACGCCATCCGCCGCGCCAGTGCTGGCAGCGCCGCCAGCCGAAACCCCTGCAGCCGCACCAACGCCTGCACATGAAGCAGCGCCCTTTGCAACGCCGCGCCCTGCGCCACTAGCATTGCCGACGCCATTACTTAGGCCATCGCTAGCCATTGCCGTCCCGTTTTATGAAGCGTTCACGCATTTCCAGCATGCGCGCTTTCACAATTTCAGGCTGATCCTGGTGACCGTCCGCAAACGTTTCACGCACAGCGTCTTCCATCGCCCCACGAATGCCCTGGGCAAGCGGTGTGCGCGTGCGTGTTGCCACACCAACACCCTGCACGCTAACCGGATAAAGCCTTTCTGCCTTTTGCTTCAGCCGGTCTGGCAGGTTTGATGGCAGCCCACGGTCACGCAGCCAGGCATGCGAATAGCAGCGGAGTTTGTCGGGCATGCCATCCAGGCCGGTGCGCGCGTGGTGCAGTGATGCGGTTGCTTCAGCCGCGCTGCTTGGCGCAGGAAAATGCGGCCACAGATGTTTGTGCAAGCGCATGGCCGCTTCCGCATCAATGTCGCGGATAATCCGCAACATTTCTGCTTGGTGTTGCTCCATCAGTCCAGGGTGATGGAAGTGCTGACCGTAAGCTGTGGCGTAACGCCGTTGCCAACGTTGATGTTGGGCGTGACAGTGCCTGACCACAGAATTGGCTGCGCACCGGTTGGCGGTGAAGCGTTGGAAAACGAGGTGGCAAAGTGCGTGACCGTGCCGCTGCCGCCCGTCCCTGCCGCCCAACTCATAATGGCAAACGGGTTACACACGCCGTTTGAACCGTTGACGGTCCAGCCGCCAGTGGTGCGCGCGACGTTGATGCGCACATATGACGTATAGTTTGTTTCGTTGGTGGACGCATCGCCAGTGTCACCAGGGTCTGCGGTATGCAGGCTGCCGCCGATGTTTGTCTGTGGCGATGACGCTGCGTTGTCGGCATAGTTTGCCCATGCCGTCGCGTTATAGACCAGTTTCAGAATTGCAACTTCCGTTGCGTTCGCAATGGACATGATTTTTTCTCCTATGCCATGCCTAACAGGATGCGGTGCTGCCGCAGCAACTGTTCAGCACCCCACGGCAGCCGCATGACGGTGGTGCCAACTACTTGGCTTTCTCGCTGTTCAAACAGCGAACCAAGAATAAGTTTGATTGCCGCTTTAATGTCTTCCGGCACCATTGGATTGGTTGGTGCGTTCGGGTCCACATAGCCCGCGCGAAATTGAATGCGCACGGCATTGATGGCATCTAGCGGAGTTGGCCAGATAAAACCGCCAGCAGGCACAACCCAGCCAGGTTCACTGGCGGTGTCCACATAGTAATCATCAGATGACACCACCTGTTCAAACCCAACCGTGTTGTCAAAGGCGATGCGCCCCACGCCAATCAGCGGCGGTTTTGGGATTTCAATTTCCAGTTCATTGCCTGTTGGAAATTGGTCAATCGACAATTCCCAGGTCTGGTCAATGAATGCGCGCCCGGTGAAGGCTTCAGCGTGCTGCGTGGCAGACTTCACCAGCGCAGCAATCAGCGTGTCTTCATCAGCATCGACCACGCGCAGGTGCATTTTCGCTTCAGCAATTGAAATCGGGTCACTGGCGGGTGGCGAGATTAATTTTAGCCCCATGGCATCACCATTTTTTGCCGTCTGGGCCAATCTGCGTCAGGTCGCGACCATCGCGCCCCGGTTCACCCGGCTTACCTTGCGGCCCCATCGGGCCTGGTTTGCCGTCACGTCCGCGTTTGGTGGACAATTGCCAATTGCAATTTGGTGTGCCTGGCACGGTTGTTGTGTCAGCCAGCGCAATAAATTGACTACCATCGCGCGTAACCTGGTCCCCGCGCTGATATTCGCCTTCGCGCCACACGCCCCGATAGATCGGGTGCGCCAGAATTAATTTAGCTTCTTTGCTGTGCGCCTCATCCTCAAAGCGCAACGTTAGCGTGCGCTCGCCGTCAAACTCTGCTGTGAAATTCTCTAGGCCGAAACCGTCTTTGCCGTCTTTCGGCGGCGGATATTTTTCGCAGGCAGCTTTTATCTGCGCGTCAATAGTTGCCTGGTCCGCATCTTTGCCGACAACATGCCCAACCTTAAATGCGTTACCAGCAGAATTGGTAAAATATAAATCACCGATGCGATCAATGTAACCGCTAACAACGTGAGGCTGAACAGGCAGGCTATCAACAGCGCGACAAACCGCATCATCAACCAAAGGACGCACATCATCGGCGGTAACACTCTTGCCGTCATTGCCATTAATACCATCACGCCCATCCTTCCCGTCTGCGCCGTCCCGTCCGTCTTTGCCCGGTGGCCCTGCCGGAATTTTTGTAACTGCTGCTTCAATATCATCCAGGCTTGCGAATGGAATTTTTGCCACCACTTCCTGCGCCGCAGCCAGTGCGATGTCCTTAGTGCGCGCCTGGTCCGTTTCACACTGCGCCAGGGCGGCTTCCAAAATTTCTATGCGCTTCACCAACGGTGAAACGATTTCCTGGACGGCGCGGCCAACGGTTTGCAGAAACAGTTTTTCAGATGCCTGCATGTGGTGACTGCGCCCCTTTCAGTATTTCCGCAATGATCGCGGGTTCATCAATGCGCAGATCGGGCAACAGTCGCTGCTGCGCAGGTGGCGTGTCTTCGCTGCCGTCTTGCGGCTTTTGCTCTACCGCTGCCGGTGCCGCTGCCCCATTGCCGGTGGCGAACGGGTCCGCTTTGGTGTCACGCTTATCCAGTGCTGCCAGCGAAAAGTTTTGCTGTTGCAGGTATGGAGTGGCACCGCCCTTCACTGGCGGCAGATTTAGTTTTAGTCTTCCCTCATTCGGTGACAGCAGGCCTGATTTGATACCGTCGCCAAAGGTCCGATATTGCGTGCTGGTATCCATTTTCAGCAGGTCTTCAATTTCAAACTGCGTGCCATAACCTGCGTCAGTCAGCGCCAGCCCTTCGTCCAACAGCGCTTCAATCGCTTCCATCAATGTCTGCAAGCACTGCGAATAATATTGCTGGTTCAGCGCTTCAACGTTGTTGTAAGTTGGTGGCGGACCAACCCCGACCATGTACGGCGGCACGTGGAATGCGCTGCAGACGGTTTCGCTGGTCCACTTCAGTTGATTGATTAAGTCAGCATCAACCGCGTTGACCGTCATACCTTGATATGACAAACCGTCCCCCAGGACGGCAACCTTGCCAGCATTTGCCCCGGTGAAATTATTGTCCCAATGGTCTTTCAAGCGCTTGGCGGTTTCGTCTGAAATCAAACCAGGTGCGGACAGGATGCCGCCAGGACGTGAACCGTTTTCAAAGAACCGGGCTGAATTGATTTGGATGTTTAGGCCCTGTACGGCAGCCAGCCCGCACGCGGTGATTGGTGAAATGCCGCACAGCGGGTGATATAGCGGCACCATTACGTCATGGATGATTTCACTGGCCGGAATGACCAGGCTGCCCCTTGTCACTTCCGTCTGGTCAATGCCTGTGACGCCTTCAACACCGTCGATGCCAGCCAACCTGTTGGCCGCAACCTGGTAATAAACTGCGCCATCAGGTGCCACCAGCGCGCGCGTCACCTGCGGGTCCAACACGTACATGGCCACAACCGCATTGCGCCCGTCACGCTCTTTCAGGACATACGTGTTGCCGTGAACAATTTTAGAAGTGGTCCACTGTTCGATAAATTTTTGTCTGGTCTGAAAACGGTTTGGTTTGCGCAGCACTGGCGAGAATGCGGGCACTTCAACCTCTTTCCAGATGCCGTTGTCGTCTTCCGCCACCAGGCACAGCCCGACCTTGCCCATGTCGGCAGCGATTAGTGTGACGCAGGAATAAATAGTGGAAAACGTCAGCACGTTGTCCAGACGCACTTCCACGTTGCGCTGCCACGCACCAGGGAAACTTTCCCTGATGACGTTAAACCAGCCATCAAACCAGCCGTTGTTTGCTGTAGGTGGCAACAGCGGCCCGCTTGGTGCCGCCTTCGTCACCCTGATGTCAAAACCAAACACGCGCACGCGGGCTAATCCAAATCATCCGCGCGCATATCGCGCCGCTGATAGCGCTTGCGCTTTGGTGCCGTCACCGGCTCAGCGTCATCGGTTGACATAAAGCCCGCGTCGGCTTTTGGCGGCTCTGCGGGCTGCGATGACGATGGGGCGATTGGTGCCGGTGACGGCATGGGGTCGTCATTTATTTTTACATCACCAAGCGTGTCCAAAATTCTGGCATGCATTTCATCGTCACAGTCAAAGCTTTCGCCAGGGCTGTATTCGCGCCGGTCATAAAAAACCTTACGCACCGCAGTGACACGTTTCATGGACATACCTTTCAGCAGTTTCGGCAGATGGCCGGTGGCGCTGGCGGATAAGGCGGCAGCGGTTCAGCGGAGGGTGACGGGCCGAAAGGTTGGAAAGGGATAAGTCACCAATCCAAACAAACTCAGCAGCCACGACACCACAACAATCAGGCACAGCAGCCCGACAACAACGCGGCCCCAATATTCAACCTTCGCGTCCAAGCCGCCGATGAACACCTGCGCTGCCCAGCGGATGCAGAACGCAATCAGAATAATAAACGCGACGGTCAGCAACACTTCGAGGAAAGAAACCAGCACTGCACCAAGTGACATGGTGATTTCTCCATTTTGTTTTGAGAAACGCGGGTCAGCCCGATGACATTGGCGCTGACCCGCGCCATTCGGTTAGTCAGGGATAATTCACGCTGAGGGGCGCAAACGACTAACCGGAATTAACTTCAGCCGTATTTTGCGTTCTGGATGAAGCCAACTGCGGTGCTGCGCCGTTTCTTCCAGTTGATCCAACGTTCAGCACGCAGGCCGGTCATGTTCATCTGCCACAGCGAAACCAACGTTGTGGATGATGTGGGCGGGCTGTCAGGCGCGGTGTCCATCTGGACGCTGGCCTGGTTGCTCGCATCAATGACGGTCTGCCCGTCATCCGCCAGCATGATTTCCGATGCCTTGGCGAAAATCAGCGGATAGCCGTCAGTCGGTGAACCACCCGTTGCCGGGATGTTTTCACTGGCAATGTACGGATAGCCAGCCAACACACCGCCTTCACCGGTCATGCCGGAATAGAACGGCTGACCAAGCGCATTCAGCATCAGGGAGAATGACAACGCCTGCTGTTGCGTCCCAATCCAAACCCCGCCCGATGTGGAAAGGTTGTTGGTCAGGAACGTGTTGAACAGCGTTTTCAAATCCGTCGCAAACGCCGCCTGCGTCGTGCCGGATGCCGTCACTGGCGTGACACCGTTGGTGATAGATGCTGGTGACACGTTGGTGACTTCGGCAACTGCCGGGTCAACAAATTGCCGGTCAAGGAATTGCGCCATGGCGTCAATCATGTCTGACCGCACCACAGCTTCCGCAGCCGGATTGCTGAACCGCACAAGTTCATCCGTCAGCACCACAATGCCTGCCGCCTTGGCCCAACGCAGCGTGACCGTAGTGAACGCCATGCTGGTCACAGGCTTCGGCGCATTTTCACCAACCCACCCCATTGATGTGCCGGTGGACGTTGCGGGCATCTGGATGTTGAACGGCACCCTGCGCAAACCAGGGATGCGGCCAATGATCGTGGCGGGCCGCAGCAGTTCGATGAACTCTGATGCCATCTGCTGATAGACAATCAGCGGGCTAGCCCAGGTCGCGTCAGTTGTGGTGCCTGCACCCACGGCAGCTTTCATCATTGACGGGATGTCGTGTTCAAGCACCAGCGTGACTTCAGGCGTTTGGTCTTTCCACTGCTTTGCGTAGTTCAAAGCTTCCCAGCGGTTGCCCTTGGCATAAGCCATCGCCATGGCAAGGCGGGTGAACGATGTGCCTTTTGGCACAGCCGGTGGAATGCTGATGACGCGCGCACCGGAATTGTGCCCAATGACAGCGCGTGTGTTTTCCGGCAGCACATCGTCCGCTGCTGGTTTCGCCTTTGCCTTGTTCGCTTTTTCAAGCTGGTTCAGCCTGGTCAGGTGTTCATCAATCTTTTTCACTTCACCTTCCAGCGTGTCATATTCTTCGCTTTCCGCGTCATCCAGCGTCGAACCGGCTTCAGCGGCTTTCTGCATCAACTCTTCCATGCGCGCCGCTTTCGCTGCGCGCGTGGCCTCAAACGCAGAAATTTGTTCTGCAATCGTCTTCGGCATTTTCTTTGCCTTCCTAGTCGGTTTCTCCGTGACGCCGGAAGGTTTGGTTGGGCGCGCGCCTGCTGCTTCGTGGCCTGTCGCGGCCAGCAGCGGTGCGTCCAATGCTTTGATGGATGTGATGGTGGCTTCAGCGTTGGCTGGGATTGTCACTAGCGACAACTCCATCACTTCCGTTTCCAGGAAGTGGATGCCGTCGCCTTTCTCCATGAAGGAATATTCCAGGGCCTTAAAACCGATGGACACGCCCCGCACCAGGCCAAGTTTCACGCTTTCCCATGCTTCCTGGATGCGCTCGCCCAGCTTGCCGCTGGCTTCATTGGCTGGCGGCAGCTTCGCTTCAAAGGCAATGCCGTCATCAGTGGCTTTGTAAAAATGCGCCCAGCCAACCGGCTGGTCATGCTTGTGCTGCCACAGCAGCGGCATCGGGTTTTGAAACTTCACACCCTTCGGTTCAACAACATCGCCAACCCTGTCTGGTGTTGGCGTTGTGGCCATACCGCGAATGATCCGCTTTTCATCGTCAACGGCTTTCACCGTCAAAAGACTGTATGCGCGGTTCATGGCGCTGGCCTTTCCTGCTAGTTGTGTTGAATGACCGCCACGGTGATTGCGAAGCGCTACAGCAAAGCCAGCCCTGAACGCCTGGCTGCGATGCAGTCCGAATTGAAGCGCATTGACCGCGCCGCAATCGGTGGCGATGTGGTGGAATGCGGTGTTTGGCGTGGCGGGCACATCATTTTGGCCCGCATGGTTTCACCGCAACGCTTGTGTTGGCTCTATGACACCTTCAGTGGCATGACGACGCCAGGCCCGTTTGACCGCAAAGTGTCAAACAACAAATCAGCCAAAGACGTGATTGGTGAAAATCCACCAAAGCGCATGTCGCTGGCCACCCTGGATGAAGTCACTGCCGCGCTGAAAGCGGAAAACGTTTATGATGAAAGCAAGCTGCGTTTCATCGTTGGCGATGTTTGCCAGACGCTACTGGTGGCGGAAAATCTGCCGGAAAAAATCGCACTACTGCGTCTTGATACGGATTGGCATGACAGCACCAAAATGGAATTGGAAGTGCTGTGGCCGCGCCTAGTGCCCGGTGGCACTTTGATTTGCGATGATTACGGTCACTGGTTGGGCCACCGCAAGGCGGTGAATGATTTTTTTGCTAAGTTCATGCCCGACTTTAAACAGCGTTTGCGTAGTATTGATTACGCGGCAATCATGCTGGTGAAGCCGTAGTTTTTATTTCTGATAAATCGGAATGGCAAAACCATAATTCCGATTATCCGCCTGCGTCAGTGTAGCACCGCCATCGCTCAGAAAATAAATGCCGATGCTCTTGCCGTTCGGCCCGGCAATCAGATTGGTAACCGGCTTATCACTACCCATCATGGTGCAGTTCTGGACGGTCAAGTTGGCTGGGCCGATAACCGATTTTGCAAAGCACACCGGGAATGGTCTGGCATCAATGCTGGCGTTCAGGATGGTCAGTGACCCTATTTGACTTCCGGCAAAATCCACCGCGTTCAAATTGTGCGCGCCAACATCGGTGCTGGGATTATACGGCACAAAGTCAGCCGCCTTTTGTGCGTAAAGACCTTGCAGCACGTGTTCACCACCTTGGTATTTACCCAGCCGCCGCATGTTGCCGTCAATCATCACACGCGCGCGGGTGATACTGCCCCGGCAGGTTGGCGTGGTGCGCATGTCCTGGATGTGCCAGCAGTCAAAGTCATCGCCGCTGCCTTGCGCAAAATCCAATTGCCCGATGTCGTAGCTGTCGCAGTTATACAGCGCCAAAAAGCGCGCCAGGCCCGGCTGGTCCGCATAAATATTGTTCGGCTTGGCGCGCACGTTGCGCCCAATAAAGCGATCAATGCGCACGCTATGGACCGATGACATGGCCAGGCAGACGCTGCCGAGTGGCGACACAACGTCAGCGCTGCCAACGTCTTTAATGTCCAGGCGGCTGCCGCTGAAGGTGCCAAACACCGACTTCCAGGCAACGCTGCACAGGCCTTTGCCGTCAAAATTGAAACGGTCCAGCGTGGTCTGGCAATTGGTGGCCTGGATGGCGATGCCGGGCTGTGCCGCCGCCATTACCGCGCCCGGCTGAAAAACCAAGTTGACGGTTCGGCTGCTGATGCTGACCGGATCAATCGGATATTCACCAGGCGGCACGATAACCTGCGCACCTGCCGCCACGCTTATGTCAGCCAATAAAGCGGTTGCGTTGGCCGCTGGGGCACCGCCTGGCGTCATGCTGGTGTAGGGCATCTATTTTAAGACCCACACCGCGCAGGGCTGCGGCACCGCATCAGGAAATTCCGGCAGCTTCACTTCGCAGATGACTGAAAAGTGTGCTTTCGCAAACCCGCATTTGGTCAGCACCGGTTCAAACTCTTCAACTTCCTGCGCGCTGCCGCGCCAGACAAAAAACCGTCCAGTGTGCTGGGCAAAGAATTCGACCAGGCGCAGCAACTGGTCCAGCGGCATGACCCGCCGCAGCTTGTGATAGACCGCCAGCATCAGCATGAAGTCATAACGCTGGCGCAGACGGCCACCGAAAGCTTTGCGCACCGCGTCTGGGCCACCGGTCAGGTCCACCACTTCAAAGCACGCATCCACACTGCGGATGTCGGCAAACCATTTATTGGCGGTGCTGATGACCGTGGTGCCGTCAGTCTCTAAGCCATTGTCACAGCCATGCACCACAGCAGCGCCAGACAGCACAAAATCATGACACACAGCGCCACGATTGCATCCGATGTCAAACACAGCAGCGCCTTTAGCGCGAACCAAAAGATCACCAAGACCGTCAAGACGGAAGCCGCTAAAACTAATGATGCGACGCTGAACACCTTTATCCGTAAAATCTGCTGGCATCACACAAACATCATCTGGAATTCTTTTGGCTTCTCTGCTGGCGTTGCCTCAGCCACGGCTGCCGCCATCGCCAACGCAATCATTCCATCTATACGGCCACGCGACCGCGCCTTGTCTAATTTGCGATTGCCTGACGGGTCTTTGTTGACTACTGCGTTGGACGCACACATTGCCAGCACCGGGTGATTGCCGTGACGAAGCTTATTGTTCAGCAGCAGGCTTTCCAGGTTGCGCAGGGCCGGTGACATACTGGCGAAGCCTTGGCCGAATTCCACAAAGTGCTGTTCAATCTGCGGCTCTGAAAATCCGGCGCGCATCAACCATGGTTTCAGGTGCTTAAAGCCCCAGCGGTCAAACGCGATTTTTTTGACATTCAGTATGCCGAAGAGCGTGCGTAAATGGTCCGCCACAAATTCGTAATCAACCGCCTTACCTGGTGACAGCATCAGGTGACCATCACGCGCCCAGACGTTGTATTGCACGCGGTCCAACCGGCTGCGCTCAATAATTCCCTCTTCCGGCAACCAGAACGTTGGCCGCACATTCCAGATGCCGTCAGTCTGACCAATCAGCACCAGCGCCGTTAAGTCATTCACCGCTGACAGGTCCAGGCCACCATAAACCGGCAGGCCTTCCAGGCTTGCAGGCGCAGCACCATTGGCCTGCCACAGCGCCTTTGCTACAAACGGGTTTAGCGCTTCCACCCGTTGGTTCAGCACCAGGTTTCTGAAATCAGCTTCCCTGGACGGCATGCGCTTTGCGTCTTGCGCCATCGCCAACACCTCTTCACCGTTTTGGAAATCTCCAAAGGCTGGGTTGGCTTGCCGTATTGTCTCTTCAATGAACGGGTCCGCTTCGGTGTCGGCTGTGTAAAGCCGCAGCACTGTGCGCGGGTCGTGTGCGGCCTTGGCGTCATCAATCAGGATGGACAGCAGGTCGTTTTCAGTCGGTGCCTGCGTGCTGATGACAATGCTTAGCGGTTTCTCTTGCGCTGAAACCGCCGTTTCCAAGGCCTCGTAAAGTTCACTTTTCGGGCCACGGACCTGACCCAATTCATCGTGAACGATAAAAACCGGACTAAGACCAAACGCCGTGGCAACTTCGGCTGATAGCGCTTTGTAGCGCGTGCCGATTTCTGGACAGAGTAGTTGCTTAGCCGTTTCGCGGATTTGGACATAGGGCAACAGCGTCTGTGAAAGCCGCACGCATTTGGCCGCTAAGTCAAAGATGATGCCAGCCTGGTCACGCGATTGCGCGTCTGAATAAAGCTGGCTGTTGGCTATCGCTTCCGGCCCGACCAGGTGCAGCAACAGCAGGAACGCGGCCAATGTGGTCTTCGCATTCTTACGGCCAACACTCAGGATGGCGCGCCTGGTGCCAGCCGGGTTGTCGTACACGTCCAACAGAAACTGTTTTTGCCAATCGCGTAGTTTGACGGGTTGGCCAACCAGTTTGCCTTCCGGCACAAAGCAATTGGCCTCAATCCAGCGAATGTTGCGCTGGCCTTTAGTCTCTTTCGCTGTCTGCCGTTTGCCACGGCTTGGCATTTGTCTTTGGTTTATGACTTGGAACCGCTCGCACTGATTGCGTTGTGATGCGCAGTTTGGTGGCAAGCTGCAACATCAGTGCCGTGCTGCGCTGCCATTGGCTGCTGACCTGGCTGTGATGTGACGGTGACAGGTTCGGATTGTCTAACTGTTGCTGCAGCGTCCTGGTCATGACCACTGCGCAACAATATGCCGATAGCAGCGGCAACACTTCCGCAGGGAACCAACCGTGCCCCAGGCGTGAAACGGTATCGTTCCAGACCTTGCGCTGGTCTTCATTCAAATAATCCGGTGCATCCGCTGACCATAGATTTTGTGTCGGTGGTGACACCACTGATGCTGCGCTTTGTCTTCCGCGTTGACGCATGGAACCGGCCTAGATTTGCGATTTAGATTTTGTTCGGGACGGCGGC